TGGGAAGAACTGTACTCAGCTCTTCTGAATCTCTATCACCAACGCCTGATGGAATGGCACGCCATCAAGGACATCATGGCAGGTGAAAACATTGAGCTGGATATGGACTGGCCGACTGATCTTGAATTAGCAGAACTCGCCGCCGCCTGTATTCAAGGCGACGACGAGGACGACGACGAAGAAGAAGATTTTCAGCCGTTCTGAGCTTCGTCAAGCTGGATGAGACGGTCCAGATACCACTGGGCCTTTTTCAGTGATTCAAGCCCACCTTTGTGACGCTCACGCCAAAGGTACTTGACGATATTACCCTTGAGATAACCACGAAATTCTTCAAGGGTCTGCTGAGCTTCAATTCCTTCAATACACTCGATTGCACCATCGGTGTAATGAGACGGATGATTGACTACGTCTCCCTGGATCACGGGAGACTCTTCTTTAGTGGCCCAGGGAACAGGACAAACCCCACCTGGGCACTCACTAATTTCGTCTACCGGAGCAAACCAAGACGTTTTGCTGACAACATCTTCTCCTGCTCGTCCGGTTCCTCCAGTTCCAAAACTAAAGACCGGGGCTTCGGAGAAGCTCCCATTGCCAATCCCTCTTCCATCGAAGGAATCAATCCGGTCACTCCCGGACGCTTCATCCCCTCCAAGAATAACGGATTCCGTTCGAGTCCTTGTTCGCATGCAACTAAACCCCTGTTGTACATGTCATACAAGGGTACATCATTTTCTTCGTTAGCGAGAGGTTGACCGAAGTCTTCTTCGTCAAGACACCGACACATAACCTCGTCTTGAACAAACGCATCGAGGAATGCAGCTGCGTGGTTCATTGTATTTAAATTTCTGATTCAGTCCTTTTACAATGATACTATGGCAAGATTTTTTGAACCAACTTACGATCCCCGTCAGGACTCTGGTAGTTCAGGCGTTGAGGTATCGGATCTACATCCTGAAAAGGCGTATGACACTGATCTACGTCGACTTCAGGAAGACGAACGTTTAGGTGCTGAGTCTTTAAACGACGATCAGAACAGGGTCGGTAAGTTCATGCGTGCAGCCAGGAGCGCTGGCGCCTACAGGCAACGGGCTTCGATTGACGAACCAACAATTCGTGGCCGTACACCTCGTGTTCCAGCAGCCATCAATGGTGTGGCACTACCAACTACAGGCGATTCTGGTGGGAGAACTGGGGCTGTAGGCTATGCCGGCAAACCCCAGCCACGCTCAGGTATGTCTTACAGCTGGCAAGACGCTTTCGGTTGATCAGACCTGGGAGAACACCACGTTATTGGGTTGATCCTGGTACTTGCCTTTGCGATCTTGGTAAGTGACGTGGCACGGATTACCGCGATAGAAAAGAAGTTGTGTGATCCCTTCATTGGCGTAGATCCGATTGAAGAGCCCAGTGCAGTTACTGATCTCCAGCGTTAGATAACCTTCCCAACCACTTTCAGCTGGCGTGATATTCACCAGGATGCCTGAGCGTGCATAGGTGGACTTGCCTACAGCAACGACAGTGACATCCCTGGGGAGCTTCAGACGTTCTTGCGCTACACCTAGGCAATAGCCGTACGGAGGAAGCAGAAAGTATTGACCACGCTCATCCTCCAGAAGATCGGCAGGCTTCAGGATGTCGGGATCAAAGTCTTTTGGATCGCAATCACCTGCCTGCACCTTGCCAAAAATCAGGCATTGCTTGGGGGACAAGCGAATGTCATACCCGTAAGAACTCAGGCCATAGCTCAGCAACTTGCGACCATCTTCTTTGCTGACCAAATGATCGACAAAAGGTTCGATCATTTCTTCGTTTTCAGCCAGATGCTTGATTTCCCAGTCGGCAAGAACGCTCATGGTCCCTTGTAATCGTTCTTCAGTATACGGAACTTAAGCGAGAATATGCCCGCGTTCCGTATAGATGTCTACGAATCGTTGGACAGCATCATCCGAATGATCCGTAGGCGGCAAGTAGACAATTAAGGAGGTGCACGTACGCTGCATCTTTTCTCCTTGACTTGTAATGCGCAACAACTTAGGCGCTGAACGCAGGATGCACACAGGGAAACTAAAGATCTTGGGTTCGTATCGAATCATGTCAGGACAGTTGCTGAAATACAAGCCCTGCCTAATCTCCTTCGCCAGCCAGGCGTGGTAAAGCTTACGGAACCACACTGCATGGGATGAAGTAAGTGATGGGGAGGAAGCCCGTGTCATCTTCCACCTTTCGTTCTTCTTGTCCCAAAAGTATGCACCCGCTGGAGGAAACAAGTAAACATTTCCGTACCACTGTTGGGCGTTCAGTCCATCATCCGATGGCGTAAAGAAGTTAGGAGCCTGGACGTAACTGTTTGCTTTCTTGCTACTAGCAACATCCAGCTCAATACCATCCATCAGCTCATTAGCCGCCACGATCAAGTCTGAGTTCGTGATCAATTCAGCATCTTCACTGCGAGCAGAAATGGAGCGAACGCCTTGTTGTTTCATTTTTCAGAAGCCTGGTTGTAATCAATCTCCATATAGCGAATGCCTTCCTTATCGTTGATGACATACCCTGCTTTTTCCACAGGGTCAATTTTTTGAGCAGCTGAAAGAATACGCCTAAACGTCTCGGCCAGGTCTCCGTCATTACTGCGCTCGCAATCTTCTTGTGCAGCGTGGATTTCTTTAAGGGTCCAGAAGAACATGGAGCGTTCTTTATTTTCAGGCTGGAACACCATGACGCCAGGACCTTCGATCTCCCACATCTTGCAGTACTGCTCTCCCATGTCACCAAGGATCAACTTGATGGTGGCATCGAGCATCTTTGCTTTTGTTTCGTCCAGCTCAGGACCAATCACCGAAGCGATCAATTTTTCACGTCGTTGCATTTCTCGATCAATCCTTGGCGCAGTAGGGATTCAAGTAATTTGTCAGTGGGCTGGTACAAGACAACTAATTTGCCAAGCACACCACGTTTTTTGACAAGCTTGCCGTTTTCATCACGTACTTTATCAAATTCTCCCGAGCGTATCAGATATTCAGCCACACACCGTAGCCGACGTTTCAAAGGAAGTTCTGCTTGCGGGAATTTCCCGCAGATCGTATCCGGTTGCAGATCCTGGAAAGCAAGACGCAATCGATTGGCAAGAGTCATGCCTGAATTAGCATCTTCTTCTTCATAGTTTTTTAAGTTTTCCAGGTACCGCTTGAGGCAATCATCATCAAATGAACCCTCAGGAGGCAAGAACATCTCCACCTGGTTGACCAGGGATTCAGGCAACAACTGAACGTGGTTCTCAATCGTTACAGAATCAATATCAACGTCTCGAAATCGATGGGCCATTATTCTAAAAACCCTCGATCAATCGTGTACATGGTCGAAGTCCGGTCTCCCTTGCCACGTAGATCAGACGATTCCAGTTTCTTAGTCTTAGAGAAGGACTGGACCAGTTGGTTCCAGGGAATCCTGAGCATTGCCTTACGGGCCGGATCAGGCGAGACGTTGACAAAATGGATGCCCTCTACCCAGCCCTTTTCAGGGGTTCGTTTACCGATAGCAATCCAGTTGCGAATGGTTTGATCCGATACCCCAAGCCTGCGTCCACACTCCTCAGTAGTGATGTACTCATCTGCGTACGCCTCAGGGTTTAGGGCATCGGTCTCACCCGTGGAATAGCGACTGTGCCACATGGAACTAAGGACGTTTCGTATCCCTTTCAGTTCAAAAGCAACGTCCTCTAATCCTTTACGTAATCCGTATTTCATGTCAGCAAACCTTTTGCGTAGATGCTAGTGTATGTGCAAATCTTTTGCACCGTTATGGAAGAGCAAATTCCTTCCAGTACTCCACCTCAGGCGATTGAGCCACCCGCAATTCCCCCTGGCATTACACCGGAAATGCTTGAGGCCATGAAGGCTCGTGCTCGGGAGGAAGCAGTGCGAATGACTTTGCTTCAGCAGCAACAGCAGCAGATAGCCCAAGAAGAAATTCCCGTGGCACCTCGTATGCCAATGCCGAGTTTTGCTCCACCTCAACCTCAGGTTGTTTACCTGCGCCGCAACCTGACGGTGGCGGAGTTAATTGTGGTGTTTGCCATCTCTTGCGGCCTTGTTGTAGGCATCCAGGGAGCCTGGAGTTTTGCGTCTAACCATCTACCGCGCATCGAAATCAAGGCCCGGTAGGTTAAACACACTGCGACTATAATTCATTTTATGGGGTTTTAGTGATTTAATAGGTGGCTAACAGAAGGATATCTGAGCTTCAGGAGCTGGCCGGCATTAGTTTGGCTGATGCCGACCTTCTGACGGTTGTTGATGTCGGTGAAGTTGACCCCGCGCTTAAGAATAAGAAGCTGACAATTTCTGGTACCAAGGCGTACCTGAATATCTATTATCTTCCGCGCACTGGCGGAACGATCAGTGGATCCGTAATTATCCAAGATAATCTCACAGTTCAAGACCAAGTCACAGCATCCGGTCTTGACATTACTTACGTTGTTAACGCCGGAAGCCTCTACGTCTCTGGTACGACGCAAGTTACAGGTACGTTTAGTGGTACCACAATTACTGGCACGAACGTTAACGCAACAAATGTAACGGCTCAGAACCTTACAACTACAAGTTTTTCTGCGACAAACATTACCGGTGTTTCCGGTGTCTTTACTTCACGGGTTTCTGGCTTAACCGTTACCGGTGTTACGGGAGCGTTTACTAACCTACTCGGCGCAAACAGTACAATCAGTGACCGCCTCAATGCCGGCACCCTTAGCGGTGACTTTGGTCTCTTTAGGACGGTTACCGGTGCGAGTGGTATTTACACCACGATTCTTTCTGGTGTTACGGTCACAGGTACAACAGCTAATTTCACCACTGGTAATTTCCAGACCTTAAACGCTGGAAGCCACACGATCACTGGTAACTCGATTATTAGTGGTGATCTGATCGTACGTGGTTCTGGTTACTTTAGTTCCGGTGTTCAAATCACGGGTACCTTAAGCGGCACCACCATTACAGGTGCTACTGCTCAATTTACAAATATCACTGGTTCTATTGTTGTTGGAACAACGCGAGTTTCTGGCGCCATTGTTACTGGTGACGTTGGTCAATTTACGACCGTAACAGGCCATGGTGCAAGCTTCACTAATATCACTGGTCAAACAGTCACTGGTGAAACCGGAAACTTTACAACGCTTAACGCAATTACCGCGTTCTTCACAACCGGTATTGTTCGCCAAAACATCACGGTTACTGGCAACGCCATTGTCAACAGTGATCTACTGGTTCGTGGCTCTGGTTACTTCAGTTCTGGTATTAACGTAACCGGTACAGTCAGCGGTGTTCAAATTACGGGAACAGCGGGTGCCTTCACATCAGTCACTGGCACCACGATTACCGGTACGTTTGTTAACGCTGTTAGCGGTGTTTTCAGTACTCAGGTTTCTGGCCTGAATATCACCGGTCAGTACGCACGCTTCCTTAGTGCAGAGGCATCTGTTATAACAGGTGTCAACGTTATCGGTACTACCAGTGTTTCTGGTGCGTCCATTTCTGGTAACGCTGGTGTCTTTGGAACTTTAACGGGTAACACTGCAGGATTTACCACAGTTACTGGTACGACAATTACCGGTACAACTGCAAACTTTGTCAGCGGTGTCTTTACAACACGAGTTTCTGGTCAAACTGTTACCGGTACAACGGCTCAATTCACGACTGGTATCTTTGATACTCTTGTTGCTTCGTCTCATACCGTTACTGGGAACCTGACGGTATCCGGAAACCTGATTGTTCAAGGGTCTGGTTACTTTAGTTCTGGTGTTCAAATTACAGGTACTCTCAGTGGCACCACCATCACTGGGACAGCGGTCCAGGCAACAACGGTTACTGGATCAACCCTGATCGGCACCACAACTATTTCTGGTGCAACCGTTACCGGAAACATTGCTCAATTCACGACGTTAACAGGTGGCACCGCTGGTTTCACGACGGTTACCGGCACGACTGTCACCGGAACGACGGCGAACTTTGCCAACGTTAATGCTACAAACATCACAGGTTTTAACGTCTCTGGCGCGACTGTTCAGGGAATCAGTGGAACTTTTGGCGATCTCACTGTAACCAGTGGGTATTTCACTTATCTTTCGGGTGCAACCGTTACCGGCAATGCGGGCCAATTCGGAACCATCACTGGTAACACCGCAGGATTCACTACAGTCACAGGCACGACTGTCACTGGGACTACAGCCAATTTTGTAACGCTGTCTGGATCCACGATTACAGGTGAGGTTACCAGAGTTAGTGCAATTACCGGGATCAGTGGCGTCTTTACGTCCCAGGTATCCGGGGCAACTATTACCGGTGATGTGGTCCAAGCAACAACCGGTGTTTTTGTTGTTGCTTCTGGTAGTCAGTTCGTTGCTGGTGGCACCACATTTGTCACTGGCTCCGGTGATGTTCGCCCTCGTGGCCTGTTCTCATTCCCTACCACTGTTGGTACTGCAGGATTTGTTTTACAGACCAATGGAAACGGCACAACATCTTGGGTTGTTCAAAGTGGGGGCGGTGGAAGTTCAATCACGACAATTATGCAAAGCAAAATTGTCATTGATGTGAACTTTGGTATTACCACTGGATACAACGGTTTAAGCCAAGGTCCAGTTGAAATTCAAGATAGTTTTACAGTCGATGTTCCAGATGGTTCGCGTTGGGCTATCCTTGTGTAGAATTAACTTAAAATAGACAGTAAGGCAACGTTAGGAACAGGAAATGCCATACGGAACCCTAAAAGTTGATACTATTACCTACACCAATGGCGGTGTAGACGCGACCACAACGGTCAGTGGACTAGCTGCAGGTGCAGGTTTTGTAAATATCTCGACGACTGGTACGATTTCTGGTGCAACTATTACCGGCAATACTGGTAATTTCACCACAATTACTGCGGTTACTGGTATTTTTACCACGACTCTTAGTGGTACAACAATCAGCGGTAATACAGCTCAGTTCACAAATGTAACCGGTGGCGCTGCTGGCTTTACCACTGTTACAGGTACCACGGTTACCGGCACGACTGCTCAGTTCGTAACTGTTTCTGGAACTACAGTTACCGGTGCAAACGTCAATGACAATAAAGGTAACGTCCGAGCAATTCCTCAAAACTCACAAACAACCGGTTATACACTTGTTGCGGCAGACGCTGGTAAGCATGTATTCACCGTAACAGGAGTTACTGTTCCTTCTGGTGTGTTCTCAGTTGGCGATGCAATCAGCATCTACAACAACACCACAGGCAACATCACCATTACCCAAGGTACAAACGTTACTTTGCGTCAAGCAGGTGCATCAGGAACAGGTAATCGAACCTTGGCACAACGAGGTTTGGCCACTGTATTATGTGTTTCAGGGTCCGCAGGGACTGAGTTTGTAATCGGTGGTGCAGGGCTGAGCTGATATGTCATTCCTCCAGATGCTGCTTGGTATTCCAAGTGCTGGCACGAGCCCTGCTGTCCCATTAACTGTTGATTACCTGGTTATTGCAGGTGGCGGTGCAGGTGGTTCATGTGATGCGAATAACGGAGACGGTGGCGGTGGCGGTGCTGGTGGTTATCGCACTTCTGCAGGTCCTTCTGGTGGTGGTGCGTCTGCTGAACCTAGTCTTTCTTTAACCACAGGGATTGCTTATACAGTTACTGTTGGTGCCGGCGGTGCTGCTGTAACCAGTAATGCCGTTGGTACAAATGGAAGTAATTCTGTACTTGCAACCATTTCATCAACTGGCGGAGGTGGCGGTGCTGCAAGTGACATCCCTAATCTTCCTGCTGCAACTGGTGGTTCCGGTGGTGGCGGCGGTGCCGGCGGTGGTAGTGGTTCTCCTGGTAATGCTCCAGGTGCAGCCGGTACTGCCAACCAAGGCTATGCGGGTGGAAACGGTTATCTACTTGGACAAGGCTATGGAGCTGGCGGTGGCGGCGGTGCTGGTGGCGTCGGCCAAAATGGCACTGCTTCAGTTGGTGGTAATGGCGGCCCAGGTGTTGCGTCTTCTATTACTGGATCTTCTGTAACCAGGGCAGGTGGTGGCGGTGGCGGTAAAAACAATTTAGGACCAGCTCCTTTAGCTGGAGGGACTGGCGGTTCTGGCGGCGGCGGTAACGGTGGTCAAAACTCCAATGGCTCTGCCGGTACCGCAAATACTGGCGGAGGTGGCGGTGGTACTGGTGGAGACAGCGCTCGTACTTCAGGTGCAGGCGGTTCCGGTGTAGTCATCATCAAGATTCCCGACACTTATATTGCTACGTTTTCTGGTGGCGTAACAAGTACTGTTTCAACTGCTGTATCTGGATACAGGGTTTATACAGTTACCGCTACTTCTACTACCAGTGAAACAGTAACGTTTAGTGAGGCTGTTACTTTTAGTGCTGACTACCTGGTTATTGCAGGTGGCGGTGGTGGTGGCGGCGGATACCAAGCTGGTGGCGGCGGTGCAGGTGGCTACCGCACTTCTGCCGGACCTTCTGGTGGTGGTGCATCTGCCGAGAGTTCTCTTTCTTTATATATAGGCACTACTTATACAGTTACTGTTGGCGCTGGTGGGGCAGCAGGTAACAACGGAGCGGTCGGTAATAAAGGCAGTAATAGCGTATTGGCTACCATCACATCAGAAGGTGGTGGTTTTGGTGGAACTTACAATAATCCTATTGGTCTTGCTGGTGGTGCCGGCGGTTCCGGTGGTGGTGGTGGAGATTCAGGTAGTGGCTCAACAGTTCTTGGTGGCGCAGGCACTGCAAATCAAGGTTACCCCGGTGGCGATAGGAGCGGTCTTTATGGTGCAAACTACATTGGTGGCGGTGGCGGTGGCGCTGGTCAAGCGGGTGGAAATGCTGTTAACAGCGGCAGTCCAGCAGCACCAGCAGCTCCAGGTGGTAATGGTGTAGCTTCTTCCATTACTGGTAGTTCTGTTACCAGAGCAGGCGGTGGTGGAGGTGGTAGTTATACTCTTTCCGTTGGGGGACCCGGCGGTACTGGCGGCGGCGGTACTGGCGGTGGCGCTAATAACAGCCCTTTACCTGGTGGAACAAGGGCTACAGCAGGAACGGCCAATACAGGAGGCGGTGGCGGTGGAGAAGGCTCCAATACAAACGGTGGTGCTGGAGGCTCTGGTGTTGTCATCATCAAGATTCCTGACACTTATGCTGCTACGTTCTCTGGTGGTGTAACAAGTACTGTTTCAACTGCTGTATCTGGATACAACGTTTATACCGTTACTGCTACTTCTACCACCAGTGAAACAGTAACGTTTACAGAAGTTATTACTGTTGATTACCTTGTTGTTGCTGGCGGCGGTGGCGGCGGTGGAACAGCAAGCAGCGGCTCATACGCAGGTGGTGGCGGTGGTGGCGCTGGCGGCTATAGGACTAGTACAGGTTCCTTTAGTGCTGGGACGTACGCACTTACGGTTGGCGCTGGTGGCGCAGGCGGTATCGTCGATGGCCCTTCTGGTGGATCCCCTGGCAGCAAAGGCAGTAATTCTGTCTTCTCTACTGTTACTTCTACTGGTGGCGGACGTGCTGTAGGTAGCTACGAAGGGCAAGGTGGTACTGGTGGATCTGGTGCAGGCGGAAGTTGTGGCCCTGGAGGCGTTAGCGCAGCCGGTGGTGCAGGCAACCAGGGTGGTTATTCACCAGTCGAAGGTTACTCTGGTGGCTCCAGTGATCTTTACACCACAGGTTCCGGCGGCGGCGGTGGCGCTGGCGGTGTAGGCGGAAACGCTTCATCTAGCGGCGGTGGCGCTGGCGGTACCGGTGCGGCTTCCTCTTTATCTGGGTCTTCTGTCACTTATGGCGGCGGCGGCGGCGGCGGTGGCGGCAGTGGCGGCAGCAAAACAGGCGGCTCAGCCGGATCTGGTGGTGGTGGCGCGGGCGGTGCAGGTGAGACAGGCCCAAACAATGGTGTTACGGGGGGAGCTGGTACGGCTAATCGCGGCGGCGGTGGCGGTGGCGGCGGCGGTGATGGTGGCGCTGGTGGCGCTGGAGGATCCGGTATTGTGATTATTAAGGTTCCTGATACCATTACTGTTACATTCTCTGTTGGTGTTACCAGCTCACTGTCTACAGCTGTTGCAGGGTATAAGATTTATACTGTTACTGCAACGTCCACAACATCTGAAACCGTAACGTTCTCCTAATGGCACACTTCGCACTTCTCGACGAGAACAATATCGTCACTTTTGTTACCGTTGGTCGTGATGAAGACGACGGTAAAGAGGCCGAGTTGAGTGCTCGCACTGGTCAGGTCTACAAACAAACCAGCTACAACACTCGTGGTGGTGTGTACTACACACCCAATACCAACGAGCCAGACCCTGACCAGTCCAAAGCCTTCCGTAAAAACTACGCTGGCCTTGGCTACACATATGACGATGTGATTGATGGGTTTATTCCTCCCAAGCCCTATCCTTCCTGGTTGTTGAATACCAATACCGGCCTTTGGGATCCCCCGGTTCCTTACCCCACTGACGGCAAGCGTTACGAGTGGGATGAAGCAACTGAATCTTGGGTTGAAATTCCTGATCCTGCCTAAGGACAATGACAATACAACTCGTTGATGCGGCAAAGTTTTTTAAAGATCTTCCGCACCAGCGAGAGGCTTGGGAATGGCTACAAACAGCTGTTCCCAAGTCTGTATTAGATGAGTTTGGTAATCGTTACCGAACCCAACCGACTTCCAAGGACATCAATAACTGGGATGGTGTGTACGCTGCGGCTAAACAAGCTGGAGCTAAATTTCCTGAATGTGTTTGTGCACAATGGGCACTCGAGTCAGGCTGGGGCAAACATTTTTCTGGTACCTGGAACGCATTTGGCCTGAAGGGAAGTGGTAGCGCTGTTAGCACCAAGGAGTTTGTCAACGGTCAGTGGATTACAATCACCGCAAGTTTCATTGATTTTCCTGATTTAGAAACCTGCATTGTTTACCTGGTTGATCGCTGGTACAAAGACTTTGGTAAATACAAAGGCGTTAACAGGGCTAGCAATCGCAATGAGTGTTGCCAGCTATTAGTAAAAGAAGGTTATGCTACGGATCCAGACTATAGTACAAAATTAATACAGATCCTCGACCGTCAACTTGGTACGCCAGGTGGCTCAGTTCCAACGACTGAAGCTCAGAAAATTCTTCCAGTGCCTTATGAGTATCAGCTGGATAATCAATCTGGCACTGGGTACCGCGAATGCTTCTCGTCAACGTGTGCCATGATCGCGCGCTATTACGGTAAGGTTAAAAATGATGACGAATACTCCAAAATACGTGCGAAATACGGCGATACAACAAGTAAAGACGCCCAGTTAGCAGCACTACGCAGCCTGGGACTCGTAGCCAGGTTTGTGACCAACGGCAATGCTGCGTTACTAGAAAATGAAATTCGTAACGGCAGGCCTGTAGCAGTCGGCTGGTTACACAAAGGCAGTGTTTCTTATCCAACAGGTGGTGGCCACTGGACCTGCTGCATTGGTTTTACGCCAACTTCTTTTGTCTTCCATGATCCCAACGGGGAGGCCGACATGGTCAGTGGTGGTTATGTCAGCAATGATCGCAAGCGAGGCACTGCAGTACAGTACAGCCGTAAGAACTGGCTCAGGCGCTGGGAATGCGACGGGAAGAACACAGGCTGGGCGATTCTTGTGTCGAAATGAAATGCAAAAAAGATCCGCACATTCGTGTCAACATGTGCTGGGAAGTTAACGGCGAAAAAAAATGCGTTACTCTACATAAGAACAACGCACTTGCAACTCGTGATTGGGTAGAAGAACAGGGTGGTGTTGTCTTCTGGTTTCAAGCGTTACCTGATTGATCAGCGCTGCTTGGCGCGACCGACAACAAGGGCTGCGATTTCAATCAGCTTGTAGAGCTTACCTACAAGATTGTCATCTTTAGGCGTGGGAGTTAAAGCACAAATGGCAGATGCTGCGGCATGAATAGCCAGAGCAACTTCGAGATACTGGTTAAGGTGGTCCATGGGTATATTCCCGTTTCTTGTATTCTAACGGTCGAATATATTTTCTTCTTGCACTGAGAAGAAATCTTCCCAATCTTTTTCGGTAGCTTCTGTAATATTTGGACTTTTGTATTTGGTTTCTTCTTTGGTGTTCTTTTGATCGTCTTCAGACATCATAAATACGGCAGCAAGGAGCACTTGGATTCTTTTTACAATAACGCTCCCAAGCCACAGTAGGCGTGCTTTGTTTTTTAAACAAAGACAAGAAAGTTTTAATCATGGTCTATTCGTCAATGGAATAAACAAATCCGGGAAGCGATCATCTTGATGATGTTGTGCGATCCAGGCGTCCCTCCATTCTGACAGTGTATGGTCATGAATAGTCTCCAAGTATCCTTCTCCAAACTCAAGCAGGAAGTAATCATTGGCAACGTCAGTGCCACTACCTGATTGCTCGCCAATCAACCACTCAGACCCGTCTAAAATTGTGACAGTAACGCCAGAGTTGATTTCACAAAGAGTTTGAGTAAAACCATTGGGTCTACCTGGTTCACTGGAAATAATCGTATCGACTGTAACAGGCGAATCAACTGTTACTGTTGTCACAGGATCAACTGTTGTTTCCTGGAGATAAAGCGTAAAATCTTCCAGTGCCAAGTAAAGCTCGGCCTGAGCAAACTCAACAACAACTCCAACGGAATAATCAAGACGTTCGTTGCGTGTTGATGAAACACAAAGAAGATAGCTTCCTTCTGCCAATGGATAGTAACGGTCATCACCACGATCCAGTCGGATGCGATCAAATGAGTTATAAAGATCCGACTGGGTACTCATGACAGTATCCAGATACGGAATATAAATTTCTCCTGTCGTTAGGCTTCTGCCGCCAAGAACAGAATCAGCCTGAAAGATGGGAAGGCCGTTAACAGGTGCGTGATTTAAGTCGTAGACAGACGTTTGAATGTAATTAGGTCTTGGCCCACCCTTGGTAACAATAATCCAAGCCGGACGTGTGATATTGATTTGAAACCAGTGGTTATAAGTGCCACCACCGTAACCATTAAGTTCAACCTGGTTAACAGGGCCAAGAGTTCCCGTTAAATAACGCAGGGCAAGTTCTCCAAAAGTACCAAGTACTAATGGATTTTCTTTTGATCGTTGACGTTGACTTTTTTGGTTAGAAACCCTAGACACTTCTACCCAACAATCCCTGTTTATTCATTGTACTCGGGGCGAGCTTTGACGAATTCAGGGTTAGCAATAGGGTTCTTGTGGGTTTTACGAACAATGGTTTCAATCACATCCTGCTTCAACCCCTGGCTGTACAGCATTAACTTTTCAGCTTGGAACTGAAGTTCACAAGGAACAATCGTTTTGGGTGGATAGCTCCGGTTGAAGCTGGAGACCATGTGCAGTGGGTTGCAGCACTTCTTATTTCCGCATAAACGTGTCACAACCATGGTGCCGACATCACCCCAAGCGCACTGGTAAATGGCTTTGTGTATGTTGACGTTTTCCGATTTTTGTTTGCTGTACTCAGATCGGTAGGACGGAAGGCAAACACGTTTAGGTGTCGTCCTGATGTCCCAGCATTCGTCAGGGAAGGTGACGTTGACTTGTGCCCAGAGTTTGGCGTACTTGTGTTTGTAGTCGGCATGCAAGTAGTTGATGTCAAACCCACAGACGTTACTGAGGATCTTCTTTGCACACTCGTAGCACCAATGGTGGGTGGAGTCACGGATGGTGTGGTTATGGGGGCATGGGAACCCCCGGTAGTAGCCAAGCTCATTGAGACGTGCTTCTGGAAGTTTCTCAATGCCGTCAACGTGACGGAACTGAGCTGGTACCGAATCGATCAGGTTGGCCATGTCAAGAATCAAGTGGTTCGAGATTGAAGTCGTAATACCAGTCCGATTTACGACGGTTGCGACGAGCTGGTTGCTTACGGTCTTTGCGTTGTTCCAGGACCATCTCACCGGGTTTCTCGTCCTTCGGCGATTCGGGCCGCAGCACATCCGCGTTCCCTGGGTCCTTGCCAGTACGTAAGTAGTACACGAGACGGTGGGCGTGGTACCTCGTGCCCTTAATAGACACAACGTAATAACGGCGTTGGTGCTCCAGGAATCCAGCCATCTCACCAGCAGCGTGGTGGCCATTGGTCTCGACCCACTCCAAACCACTGGGATGGGTGTCTGAAAGCTTGAGTTTTTCCTCCAGTTCTGGGAGCGGAGGCATGGGTTTGTACTGACGTGCCATGGAATTCAGGTGGAAATGTGTACTATACCATGGGTTTAGGGCGGACTTTTGGGACTTTACTTTATTTCTATTCCTTTATTAGGCTAAATGACACTTTGAAGGAAAGTGTAATGTCTCACTCTTGGACTCAACCTAAGAAATGACACTTTGATCCATAGTGTTATTTAGGCCATAGAGGGTTTAGAAATCCACTAAAGCACTGTTTTTGCACTAAAGTCCGACTCCAACCCACCTCACCTAAGTCTTGACCTGAGAATGAGTACGTACAAAAAAGCCCCCTGCGCTGACAGGAGGCCCGGTCCCCATGCGTATCGACCGTTCAGAGCTTACACAGCTGCTAGTTCCTTAGCTGCTTTCTTCGCTTTTCCTTTCTTTTTCTTAGGCTCCACCAGCACCTCAGGCTCGGGAGGGTTCAATGCCTCCTGGAACACCCCATCAAACTGAGCGGCGACCGTATCCCAGTTGAATTGGTCGTCAGTCACGCGGATGTAGCACAACTCAGCAACGGCATCCAGCTTGTCGCGGTCCTCGTACAGTTCGTTGAGGATCTCAGCCAGGTGCTCAGCCGAAGGACAGGGCATCTCACGGGCAAAGTTGGTATCCACATCAACGTGGTCGCAACGGATCAGACGCCCGTAGCCCTCAAAGA